TATATATATAAATTATTTAATATATCTTAAAATAATAAATTAGAAATTATTTATTCTATAAAATGACAGTCAAAAAAATAAACAAATCAATATAAAAATGAAGAGTTTTATGGAAAAGCAGATAATCAAGTATTGTAATATCTAATACAGAATAAAAACGTATTAATAAAATCTAAAGAATAATGGATTGATAATTAAAAAATGACTTTGAAAATGTATAAATATATACCATTAAACGCATAGTAAAATAGCTATTCTTTTAATTGGTAGTCAAATACACTTACTTGAAAACGAGCAATGGATTTTAACCGAATACGCCAAAGAAATGTATATTTTGATTGAAGAACATTTACTCAGTTTTCCCGGCGAAATTTTCGAAGAAGAAAACTAAAAAAAAACGATAAAATATAATATTACTCTTTAAGGATTTCAAGAAGTTATGATTAGGAATATCATTAAAGACGATCGTGTTCACTTCTTTGTAGATTATGATCCTGAATTTGTAGTCAGGGCTAAAAAGGTAAGTGGCATCTGGAATTCATTTGAAAAATCATGGTCATTTAGTTTAAAAAATTATGAAGAAGTCAAACAAATTTTAAGAGAGATATATGGCGAAGAAGGGGAAGGTCTGACCTAATTTGTTAATATAAAAATACTGGCCAAAGAAAAAATTATATCTTACGACAAAGGAGGAATTAAGATCAAAGGTAGATTAATCGCACATTCCAATAATAAAGATACCGGTGCAAAACTTGGGAGAACTGTATAGATGATTTTCCTAAACTTTTGATAGATCAAATAGACGATAGAATCGAATTGTTGGAATGGGTGCCAAGCCAAGAAAAATTTTACTATTTATCCAAAGCGGATCTACTGAGTGAAAAAGAAAGACTTCTGAAAAGATTAGAAGCATTAGAAAAATTAATAGAAGAAACAAAATAAAATAGGAAAACAAAATGAACGTTGAAAAAATTAAAATACGAACTTTAACCGAAACTTCTAAAGAGTTTTTAAGATTAGCTATCAAAAATAACGTTTTAAATCCGGAAGATCCTATAATTATTTAGTTCCTGGACAACCCACGTCTAAAATCAAATTTGCACATGAACAAATAAAAAAACGTAGGATTGATTTAAAAAGCATATTAAGAAGTTCAGAAACTTCCAACGCCAATACTTTTTTACATGCTATGGGTTATTATTTTGTAGGTTACCAATATGGAGGCCCAACGCATAATTTTGAAGTTTTGATTTGGAAAAACGAACTAAACGAAGAAATTATAAAATATTCTAATACCGATTATTATTTTAAGAAAAAAGAAATAAAAACAGAAGCAGACATAGAAGTATATTTTTTAAGTTACGACTTTGTAAACGGGCAAAACATTAGAGTTTTTAAACTTGGTAATAAAGAAGATCAATATAGAGCAAGTAAATGTTTCGACATTATCGATAGTTTTAAAAGTTAGAATTATTTATACAAAACTTTTAAAATTTATAAGAAATTCCGGTTCTTTAGAATAATGCTGTCTCCATGTTTTTTTGAAATTCAGGAAATTTCAGGAAATTTCAGGTCAAATTTGACCCCCCAAAAATAGGCCAAAAAGTTGTAATTTTGCTTATTTTTGGTGGTATATATCCTTTCTTTATAATATCTTAATATTACTTTAAAATTAACCCACGTTAATTTTTTATATTGTAACTATAGTTTAAAGTTGATTAGAGTCTTACAAATTTACAAAAGAAATTTCTTTTGCTAGTTTATTGAATATAACTTGAAAAGAATATTTTTCATTTTTTGGATTGTGATAAAGAAATTCGGAACTTCCGAATTTTATTTCTGAAAACTCTTTTCCACGATCAGCACATAACTTTTTCCAGATTATTTCCTTTTTTTCTTCCGAAAAAAATCTTCCTAATCTAATACTTCCGATTCCTGATTGGTATTGACCATTTACACTAATTTTAGTAGAAAAATAATTGTATTGTTCGTTTTTTGCGTCGTATTTTTTATTTTGGTACTTATTTGTAATTTCATTTACCTCTTGTTCTGTTGGTCCATCTTTCCAAGTAACAGAACAATCACTAAATTTATCTTTACGAACATTAAATTTAACCCCAGGAAAAGCTTTTTGAAGATCTAAGCGAATTAATTTATTTGTCTCTATCGAACTCAAATAAGGTAAATTATTTTCAAGGTTTTGTGAAATTATTCTTATCATTGTAAACTCCTTAGTATAAATTTACTAATATAAATAAAGTATAACATTATGGTTTTCATATGACAACCATAATGTTTGTTTTTTTAAATTATTTAAGCAAACTTACTTTCTTTCAATCTATTATTAAATTATGTTTTTCAAATTAAATTATAAAAATTTCTCAAAAATTATTAAAAAAATCCTTGCAAATTTGCGAGGATTTTTTATACTGAAATAACAAACGGTTTGAAACCGGGGAGGGATAAATGATTCAATTTACTCAAAGAGGTCCAAAGGTAAACGGTGTACAATATAAAGCTACTTATCAAAAATACAAAGATATGGAAGGAAAAGAATACATCCAGATCTACAGTCGAAATTATGGTAGCTTTTATTTCCCGGAGGAAATTCGCGCACAGTTTCAAGTCGAAAACCGGACAGATTCAATGACTGACTATTTTGAGATGGATCGTTTCAACGTGTGCCAGGAGCACGAATTATTCCCAAAAGTGAAAGCAACATTGGAAGCGATTAATGCCTCGTATAACAAAAGGAAGGAAAAGAAAAAATCAGAACGGCATTTACCTAAAGTTTCTCGATGTAAGAGCCCTAAGCCTTTTCATCATGAATATGTTTCTAAAATTAGATTCCCTGAGTTAGGTAAAATCGTTTATCTTTCTTGTGTTCTTAAAAAACAGGAAGCAATAAAAGCGGCGCAAGCTGTTTTAATGCTCACTGAAAACGCAAATTTTAAAATAGTTGTATGCTAAGATGATAATAACTGAAGATACAACAGAAATTTACAAAAGAATATCGATCCCGGAAATAGTAAGTGACCGGGATCAGATCTTCAGGAACTTTTCGATTCTATTTCTAAAGTTTATGATATGATCGTTTTAAGTTGAATCGTATTCGCGGAATAGATATTGATTTTTATTTTCCGAGTCAAGGTAAGCGAACTCATTTTAATCCAAACGAAACGAACGACCTTAAAGAAAAGATAAGAAGTCAAATTGATCATAACATTTGGAAATTACTTGCGGAAGAAACTGGTTTATACGACTTGATGGATGAGCAGGCTAAGGATAATTTTAATTGTGAGCTTGAGAAGAACCCGCCGCATGTTACGAACGGGAATATTCTTGCAACTTTTGAACGTCTTGAATCTGAAAAAGAAAATATTTTCGAAAGAGGTCTAATAAACGTATTTAAAAACCTCGATTGTAAATATGTTTCGAATGACTCATTCAAAGTTACCAAGAAAATCATAATTTCAAATTATCGTGGATTTTCGAGCAAGGATAGTGTTCGTGACATTGAGCGAATCAATAAAATAATAGCGAGAAGTGCCGGGTATCGAGTTCCAGAAAAAAATAATAATTGCATTTAAAAAATTCTTTCAATAGAGTCCAATTTTAAAATATTAAAAGTGATAATACATGATTGTCACTTATTTTATATTAATTTAAGAAGTCGGTCAAATCTCAGATTCTAAAATTGGACGATTCGATGAAAATTAAATCATACAAAGAGGCTGAACTTATTAAAGCAGCCTTAACAAAATTCCATTTAAATAAAATTCAAAAAGCAGTTAATAAATTCGGATATGCTGGGCTGTCGAGAAAGTTGAGTGAGGCGGGTTTTGAAAAGTGTTCTGATACGAGAATTCTTAGCGTACTAAGTCGTGAATCACTTACTGGGGCTGAAAAGTTGTCGCTAGAAATTAAATCTACTCTTTATCCTGATTTAGAATAAAGTGGAAGAAATGATGGAGTAATTTACATTAGAAGTACTGAAAGAATTAAATTCTTTAATACAATAACCATAAAATCAAATTCCTGAAGTTGACTATTCTCGGCTCAAAGAGATCCCATGATATGGAGCTAGAAGGTGTTGCGGATTACAGAGAGAAGTTGTCAAAGGTGAAATAACAATTGGATACCGATCGGAGGACTGTTAAATGAAAGATGTCGAAATTTTAAAGGAAGTTCAGCATTCGAAATTGGTAAAGTATGAATGGGTACGCTTAATGAACAAATGTTCATTTTTGATACATAATCTACATTATCGGAAGTTGCCTATTACATCATTTAAAAATATACTATTAAAATGAATGGAAGAATATAAGGAGTAAAATTGAAACTGCTCCTTAAAAATCGATATTAAAGGATTTTATGCTCTTTCAGAGTTTTTTCGGTAAGTGCCGTAATTTCTAAAACTGTTTTTAGATCCATTCCTTTCCCAAGCATCTTACTGGCGGTTTCCAATTTCTCTTTCTCAATTCCTTGTTCAATTCCCTTTTCGATTCTTCCTCAATTTCCAAGAGTAGAGAAAATAAACCTGGTAAGTGAGATAAAAAATCCAAATCTCCTTCCCTTATTCTTTGCACTACACCTAAAGTAACTTGAAAGGTTATACTTTCTAACTTCTCTTTCAATTCTACTTTTTTCAGATCGAATAAGTCTATTTTAAAATCGGGGATAAAGTCTTTTAGAATTCCCGTTTCTTGAGTTGTTAGAACGAATTGATCCAAAAATCAATTCCCCAATTTCCATTCTTTTTCCCCGTGATAAAATACGAATGGAATTACTACGGAAAGTTTTTCTCCGTTTCTTTGTTGGTTTCGATAGATTTCGGTCATGTATCCGAGTAATTGGATATAGATCGTGTTTTCTAAATAACTTTTGTGTTTGAAGAGTAAATATACATTAGATTTATTACCGGACCTGAGTGGAATTTGAAATAATAGATCGGTCTGTTCTTGTTTTAATTCTTCCGAGACGAAACTAGATTCGGATAGTTCTAAGTTCTCTAAGTCGAGTAATTTTACTACTTCGATCGGTAATGTGTTTTTGAAAAAAGTTGCTGCTTCTTTTTTATCTTGGAATGTTTCTCGAATCAATCGATCATGAGGATTGTTCACTGTTATCTTTTGAATTTAATTTCATTAAGTCAATTTTATTTAGAACTGGTTTATGAATACAACCCCGCCGAATCAATATATTATTTTTGTATTTTTATCATCACCAACATCTTCACGAATGCTAAACGCTACCTTAATTTGTAGTAACTACTATATTTGATTAAAAATTTCTAAAAATTATCGCGTAGAATTCTTTGAGGTTTTGGGTTAAGTTCTAAGTAATTTGAGTTGATAGAACGCCAAGGTATTATAATAATTGTATATTCTTTTATATGTAGATATTTTGCGAGACTCTTGGATTATTAGTTTTCGAAATTTGTAAGGAATAATTTAGTTTAGGCTTTTCAAAAAACTTATTAGTGATTAAGGTTCAGAACTCTTTTTTATTTAATTGAGAAGCAGTTTATAACTTACGATTATATGTTTCATGATACTCAAATCGTCGAAATTTTAAATCTATTAAATAAGGAAATAATAAAAATAACTTATGTTTGATGAATTATATAAATATATTGATAATCATATAAAAAATATAACTTTGATCGATGCTTCAAATGAATTAATTGAAATTTATAATAACCTGAAAAAGATAATGCTTCTCATTGATAGTAATATTGATGAAACAACACATAACGTTTACTTAGATTTTTACAAAAACATATCTGAAGAGTTGCTTACCTTACTTGCAAATTCTTCTATAGGTTATACTTCAATTATTAGTACTAAAATTGAAAAAATAAATTATTTTAAGGTTAGAGACTTATTAAAGAGTACCTTGATTCATTATTTGTCACGACTTAACTTTACGAATACATTTTTTACATCTACAGATTATTTTAGTAAAAACGTTGTTTGTATTGGAGCAAATGGAAGTGGAAAAAGTCGACTATCTACAAAATTCAAAGAATTTATAAAGAAAAAAGGTGTCGTTATTTCTGCTCAAAGAATCCTTTATACTCCAATAATATCTAATATAACAAATCCAGAAAATTCTTTTAAACAACTTGAATCTTTTCAAAATATGGATAAATCAAACAGTTATGAAAACCTTACGCAACAACTACAACAAGAATTTAAAGTTATTTTAGAACATCTAGTTTCTGAAAACATAAAATACAACAACCTTTACACTCTGGATGCACATGTTTCTTCTTCTAATGAAACACCAATTTTACCACCGCAAACTACAAATTTAAATAAATTGATAAAAATTTGGAATGAATTGATCACTCACATTAGTATTTCTTGTGAAGATGGAATGAATATTTTACCTTCGGCAAATGGGATTAAATACCCATTATATAGATTAAGCGACGGGGAGAAAGTTCTTATATTTCTTATTGGTCAAGTATTATTAGCTCCCGAAAATGGATTTATTATTGTAGACGAGCCAGAAATGTATCTTCACAAAAGTATTTTGATAAAGCTGTGGGACAAATTAGAATATGAACGAAAAGATTGTCTTTTTATTTATCTTACACATGATTTAGATTTTGCAACTAGTAGAACTAATGCAACTAAACTTTGGATTAAATCTTTTCAACATCCTGACAATTGGGAATTTCAGATTTTACCTAGCAACGAAATACCTGAAGTACTTCTTATGGAATTGTTAGGTAGCAGAAAAAATATTCTTTTTTGCGAAGGATTAAAAGGTAGTATAGATGAAAGAATTTATAATATTCTATTTCCTAAATTAACGGTCATTGCTGTTTCAAGTTGTCTTGATGTAATAAATTTTACTAAAGCGTTTAATAAACTTCCAAATATTACAATCAAAGCATACGGTATCATAGATTCAGATTTCCATTCTCAAGAAAGAATTGATTCATTATTAAAAGATATGATTTACTCAATTTCAGTTTCTGAGGTTGAAAACTTACTATTGGATCTAGATTTATTAAAGAATATCATAAAAATATTCCATCAGGAAGAAAAAACTTTAGAAAAAATTAAAGTAGATATTTTAAACGATTTACAAGACTCAAAATCTCTTCAAGCATCACTTCACACAAGCTTTAAATTAAATTTGTATTTCTCTGAAAGCAACATATCAAAGGGAAATAATCTAGATAACTTAAAATCAAACTATCATGAATTTATAAACTCAGTAAAAATTGAATCTTGGTATAATGATCGTATTGAATATATAAATGACATTATAGCTAACAAAGATTATAATTCTGTACTGAAAATTTATAACAATAAAGGATTAAAGAGACATGTAAATAAGAATTTAAGAATATATGATTATACTGAATACTGTCTCAAATATTTAAATTCTTCGCCTGAACGAAAGAATCCACTGTTAAAGTATTTTCACAATGATCTAATTGAATATGTATGATATATGCGGGAATTTGTTTTATTCAGAGTTGTTAGCAATAATATTGAATAAAGTATATATATTATTATAAGTAATACGAATGGTCAGTATTAAAAAATGTGCATATAAGTCATTTTTACATGACAATAAAGGGGCAACAAGATAATATTGAGAAGAGAATTTCAAACAAAACTTAACTTTGGATTTTGAAAATCAATATTGAAAAATAGAATTAACCAAAATATATATTACAAGTTGCATGAATGATAAAAAAGATTTAATTTTAGTTGAACAATTTTTCAAATTGAAAAAAAGTTTATTCCAGAGAGGATAACCACTTTTAATATAAGTAAAACCGATTTCAAAGTTAACTATGCAGATAGAGGTTACTTTTATTGTGAAGTTAAATTCCCAAAATTAATTTTCAATAATATATTTAATGGATATAAACATTCAACTATAATATCAAAGCTTTCAGCTCTTCAAAATAAAGCATGTAAACAGTTTTAAAAAAAAAATCCACAGCATATTGTACCCAATATCTTAGTATGGATTTCGCTAGACTTTCAATTGAATTTTTCATTGGGAATTACGCAATGCCAATAGTTTATACTCTCTTTTCGGGAATAGTTAAAAAAGATTTATAGAAAATAAAAACAAAGAAGATCTTATTTTTGATCAATCAGTAATGGCTATATGACAATTGGAAATGAGAGAAATAAATTGGCTCGTAAGAATTTATATCTTACATTGAAAAGAACTAACAAATGAAGATGTAATTGAAAATTTAAAAAAAGCACAGCGATTTCCGATTTTACTCAGAAAATATACATATGAATTAATAAATATTACTAAACTTTAAAATACAAACTCTACGTACGGTTATATATAATTTATTGGATTTATAATATTCTTAATTTTTACAGTTCCTAAATCAAAAACAATATTACCTATTTGAAATTTCATAGTGCTTCACAAGTTGAAGATAAATTAATGTTATTGAAAAATAAGTACTGTTAATAACCCAGAACCGAAACTTACTAAAAATCCTATAACAATTGCTATATTTAAAATATTTCGACTTATTAATAAACGATTCCATAATTTTACGTTAGTTCCGAAGGCATAAAAAGAATTAGGATACAAATATATATAATATTTTCTTAAATAAATAAAGAAATTCAATATAATAACTCCAGGAATTGAATACCATAAATTCGATTTAAATTTTTCGATTACATCATCGCGATTAATGAAATCTCTCAATTGGCCTTTTAAGAGAACATTAAGCTTCAGTTCAATTGATTCGGAAAGAATTGCTTTTTCTACTTCAAAATAATATGTGTTTCCTTTTGGAATGAATTCCTTCGTAATATTTATTGATAAAAAAGTAGCATAAAGATACTGTAGAAAGGAAATAAAAAACCATGCAATTAAGAAAAAGTAAATGATTTCGATGGTACTTCTAAGAAATGGGTTATGAATTATTAAATTTATAAAACTATTTATTTCATTATTAAACTTTTGCAATCTTCGATAAATATAATGAATTTCTTCGTGTAGTTTTTTTTCGTCTGAATGAGACGCAAAAATTTCACAACCTTCATTCAACATAAATTTTAATATAAACGAAGTATCTTCCAAATTCAATTCAATTGTCACTAAATCTAATAATTTAGCATTTTGAATTTCTAGTTGCGCCAGAAGATCATCGAATTTATAGCATACTAATGTAGAACTATCCGATAATATGATTCTAGACTTAAATTTGTAACTATTCAAACCGGCCAAGTTTTGAAAGTGAGATAGCAATATACTAAAACATTCATTTAACGAATCTTTGTCTAAATAAAATTGAGTAAGAACTTTCTTTGATGTGTACATAACATTATTTAGCAGATGTAATTTAAACGATAATAAGTGAATATCGTTTAAATACTATATTATAGTATTTATGAATATTATAAAGACTCATTATTTCATCAATCTAATTATTATAATAAAAAGATAATCTTCAAATTATTTCCTGAAAAGACTCAACGAATTACATATTGATAAATATTATTTACTATGAAAGTTTTAGAATTAATAAATTTACTTTATAAAACCTAAAATCTCTACTCTCTCTCAATAAAAAGAAAAATAACCAAAAGAAGTAATCCAAAAAAACACCATCCTAAGACACTTCCGAGTGTAGTATATAAAAGGATGAGTTTAAATATTTGTAAATTAAACATAAGATTTGGTTAGGAAGATAAGGCAAGATCCGAAAAAATCAAATGAACCGATTTGTCTCCTATCTTAGGAAGGACTTTAAAACAATCCCTGTTATATAGTCGAATATCCAAATTTAAAACTCTATTTAAAAAGAAATCCCGATTAAAAACCCGATACAGACTGAAATTAAAACCGTGGAAAGAGTGACTTTTAACCTTTGAAAAAAAGTAGGAGCGTAGATGACTTCTTCGAAATCACGACAAAAATACTCAGACCAACAGATTCGTTTTTTTAAACGTACATACTCACCTTCCCTATTTTTTGAAAGGATAGTGACGGTAGCTTTGGAGGATTCAATTTTTTGCCAATTAGAGTGAAGTTTCTCAAGACATAAAAACCAAGAAGACCCTTTAACTTCGGAACAACCGGTATCATGAGAAGGGTTTAGATTCGTTTGAGTAGGAACACTTCCAAACGTAGAACAATTACATAGAAGAAATAGAATATAAAGAAAAAGAAAACGTTTCATTTCTTTTTACTTTCCCTATCTTTAGAATCTAAAATATCACAAGTTTTTTCAATTTCCTTGGGTGTATGATTAGCATAACAAACGAGTTTTGAACGGTCCTTAGAATAATCAACATCCTTGACGTCCTCAAAACTTTCATGATTTTGAATCAATCGTATTTCTAAATGGTTGATTTTAAAAAAAGAAACGATCAGAACAAATATTATAATTCTGGAAATAAGAAAAGATTTGTGTTGAGTGATTAAATTTTTAAAACGGAATAGAAAGTTTTTCATAGTAACCTCATAAAATTTTAATTTAAAAGATTACGTTTATTTGTTATTTTAAAAAAGGATTAAGAATTACCTCCTCCACGCGCTTTAGAAATAAAATCACCTAAAGACCTTAAGATTTCACCCGATTTAAACCAGGACATTAAAACGATACCCGAAGTTAAAAAAAGACCGTGAACACTTACTTTTCCGAACCCTTCCGAAATTTTCTCATCCGGAAAAAATCTTAAAAGAAAAAGACCTAAAAGTAAAAAAAATAGACCTAAGAAAAAAGCCTGGTTTGATTTTCGAAAAGGATTTTTTTTAACGATAACCGTATGTTCTAAAATTTGATCCTTATCTTTAGTATTTAAAGTATTAGGATGGGTTTCTAAAATTTCTTTTGTTTTTAGTTTTTGTTTCATAAAATAATACCGTTATATTAGTAAATCCTTAACCGATTCTTGATTTAAAACCGCGTAACAAAATCCTTTAAAATTTTGATCCTTTTTCTTTCTTATATATGTGGCTCCTTTAAAAATAGAAATTAATTCTATCCATTCCGGATCATTCCAAGAAGCTTTAGTGACTGTACAACCAAGAGAAGAAATACCGACCGATTCACTATTTGAATTACGAGAGTGTATATTTAAACCAACCTGATCTAAAAAGATAGGGTCTAAATCGTTCCAGATATGATCGTTATTTACATCCCTTCTAAAAAAAAAGGGAGAAGCTTGTACTAAGGATTCATGACCTTTATGAATCCCCAGTTTTACCAAATAAAGACCTTCTTCGGTTCTAGCTTCCCCGTTTGTGACACCGTATTTTAAAAGAGTTTCTTTAGAAACAAACCCCGGATCAGCCGTAACTACCCTACTTCCCCAGGACATACCACCCGGAAAAATATTAAAAAGTAGATCGTTAAAACGATCAAAAGTGTTCTCGTTTAAAATCACGTTATTGTCTAAAACACTGATCCCACGTACTCCGATTAAAACATGATCTAGATTAAAATCGATTTTGTATTTGGAATTTTTGAATTTAGATTTGGTAAGTTCGATTAGCTCTAAAATAAATTTATCATATCTCACAAAAAAGAAGATAGAACCTAAACTACAATATCGGATTAAAAAAAATGAAATGAAATTTTTAGATTTTTATTAACCTAAAGCACCAAAAGAAATACCTGTATAACGAAGCTTACTCACCTTCCACCAATCTTTGAGTTCGTTCGAAAGTTGTTTGATCCTGGCCCCAAAAAAAGCATTTTCAGCGGACATAGTAGTTCCGATCGACTCTGAAATAACTCCTACAGAAGTAGAATAGTTAGAGATTCCTCCAATGATACCTTCACCATAAGAAGACAGAACACAGATTAAAAAGTATTTTAAAATTTGATCCTTTAGTTCTCTGGGAACTCTGGACGCGTGATCGTAGCCTGAAGTATAATCCACTTGATAAGCACCTGGAAGATTTGAAATATTTTGACTTAAAGCACGATAACCTTGAATCCCAATTTGAGGAGTAAAACCACTATTACCAAAAGGAACTCGTGTATAGACAGCCCGTAAAATTCCTGTTTTAAATTGTATATTTGCTTTTTCTGTTAGATTTAAAATCGTAGAACCGTTATGAGGAAAGGTCAAAACCCATCTATGTAATCTACAGATATTTTTTCTTCTGAGTTTAAGAAAAAAATTTTCACTCTTAAAAGAATCAAAGTCATAAGTATCGTCCCATTCTGCATAGCCTTCAATTCTACCCGTTTTAGGTTCTAAATCCTCTCTCCCCTTTTGACCCGGTAGAGGTCTTGCACGAAATAACCTAGGATAAATATCCCAATCGATTTCTTGAGCAAAAGCTAGTACGGTTTGATCCACCCAGTTTTTAAGCTGAAAATCTTCTAGTTGAGTTCCACGAGTTGTTATTAAGGTCTCGTTACCAAAAAGCATAATCCGTCTAAGTTCGTCCGGATGAATCAGACAACCCCAACCGGGAAGGGGTGTATTTGATTTTTCAAGTTCGGGATAAATCTTAGCGGAAAGGTCGTGGTATTCGTAGTCTTCGGATTGTTTGTTTAAATCCCCACCGTAACTCATAATCTATTTATTAGAATATAATAAATATTTAAATATCGGAATGGATTTTTGATTTTGCGATTTGAAGCTGTTCTATCGGTATCGAGTAGGTTTTACCGGAAGCAAATTCACACAGGACGGTTTTACCGTCTTTTGTGACTTCTTTTACTTTAGCAAGCATCCCACCTACGTTTACTTTGTTTTTTGCGTAAATCCTCATGATCAGACCAGGTTTAGGTATTTGTGGACCGCTTCCGTAAGTTTTTCTTTGTTCTCTTACTTCTTCCTCGAATTTTTGGTGCCGAATTTCTCTTTGTTTAGCTTCTATTTTTTCTTTTTGGGTAAATTCTTTTTGATAATTGATTTTATTTCGGTCGTGTTTTGCTTGATCGATTCTTTTTTCGCGTGGATTTCTAAAATCCTCGTTTGTCCTAGTATTTCTAAAGGCCATATAGTCACCCGATTTACCGTGAACGACTACCTTTTTTTTGACTAACGCATTTGAGTTTAACATAAGAATCAGTGAGAAGAAAGACTGGAGTTGATCCAAAAACCGGAAAACTCAATCACTCCCGTAAAACTGATTTCGTTTGCACAAATAGGAATCATAAACTGAAAATCACCATTTCCTTTTCTGGAATAATTTCTAAAATTTGGGTCTGAGTTATTTCCTTTCACGTTCATTTGCCAACTACCATCGGACCTAATTGCTGTAATAAAATAAAGTCTATCGTTAGAATTTAAAATACTATTCCCGGAAAGTGTAAACTGGTTTTGAAACTGGATACGATTTATATCCTGTAGAATGATCGATTTACGAGACATTGAAAATCGAATATGAAGTATGAAATAAAATATCGGGAAATAAAAATTATAAAAACTTTTAAACATATAAAACATAAAATTTTAGAGTTTTTTAATTTTCGTAAAATGATTTAAAACCCTATTTTAAATAATTTATAATAATTTAAAATTATTTTTCAACCGATAGACAAACCCTTAATTTAAAACTAAGGGTATGGAAAAAAAAGTAGGCCGACCTAGGGGAAATAATTACGAAAAAAATTTAGCGATACGTTTAAAATCGAATACAAACATACAACCTACAAAAGTAAACGAACACCTAATCCATTTAGCGAAATCATTTTTTAACCAAGTCAATTCTGAAAATATAGAAGGTAGAAAACCGGTATATAACCATGATCAGATAAATCAAATAAGAGACGGTGTATTACTCAGACCACCTTTTAGAATACCGGTCTCACAACTTAGAAACGCAAGTTACGGTACGAGTATAATCTCTGCAATCCATACGATCCGAATCGATGAGTTAAGTAGATACGCAAAATTAAATAAAAAAAAAGGACTTTGGTTTAGAACAGAAAACGAAGAAGACGAAATCACCGATGAAATCCAAGAAAAAATCAAAAACTGTTCAAAGTTTTTTGAAAGAATGGGGGATTTAACTGAAGGTTGGATGAATCGGGACAATTTTAGTTCCGTTTTTGAAATGATGATACGGGATACTTTAACCTTTGATAGTATCTCATTTTACTTAGTATATAACTCACTTGGTAAACTTGTAGAAATCAAATACTTAGACCCGGCTACAATTTTTCAGGTAGATAAGGAAAAAGGGTATAAGGGGGACAGAAGTATATCTTTTGTACAAATCATAGACGATAGAGTTGTAGAAGTATTTAACGAAAATGAAATATTACTATTACATAAAAATCATATATCCGATGTGTCCATGCGCGGATTTGGCCTCTCTCCTTTAGAGGCTTGTATCTTAGATTTAGTGGGGGTGATTCGATCCTTAAAATTCAACCGGGATACGTTTACAAGACAACATCCACCAGGCTTTATGTCTTTAATTGGGGACGCCACGCAAGAGGTCATAGAGTCCATACAACTACAGTATAGAGAAATGATTTCCGGTATGGACGATTCCCACACTATACCGATCCTTGGAACGTCTGCAGGTGAAATAAAATGGACTCCATTAAATATTGCTAATGATATGACATTTAAAGAGCTTATGCAGTGGTGTGTTTCTTTCGTAATCATGTCACACGGAATGGATCAGTCTGAGTTAGGTTTAAGACTTACCGGTTCAGCCGCACTCGGAGAAGCCAATCAGGTAGAAAAAAGTAAGTTTTCTTTAAATAGATCCTGTATTTCTTTACTCACATACTTTGAAATGGGTTTTAATAAGATCAGACAAATTAGAGAAGACGATTTTTCGGGTATTATTTGTGAGTTTGTAGGAACGGACCCGGAAGATGAAAAAGACAAACTCAGTAAAAATAAAGACGAAGTGTCAAACTGGAAGTTAATCGATGAAATCCGAATCGAACAAGATAAACCTACAATAGCCCAAACCCTAGCCGACCTATACGGAGTCAGTGAGGAAGAATATAAAATGGCGGGTGCTGTCATTTTAAATCCTATTTTCCAACAAAATCTACAAATGATACAGCAACCTAAACAAAATAATCAAGATCCTAATTTAGGATATTCTGAAATAGAATCAAACGAAGAGAGTTTAGAAAAAGATCCGGATTTAGTATTTTAGAGATTGAGTTTTGCTAGATTGTTACAGGCTACCCCACCCACATTTTGAAAAGAACCATAAATCCACCAAGTGTCATTATCGTGAAAAAATCCTCTTTGAATAAAAGATGAATCGTTTCCAAGACCGTTTTGTGGGTAGTAAGAAAGAAGTTGCATCGAAGAAGGATCGATACAGGCAATTGAAAGTCTTTGTTCGTTATTTAAGTTAGTGAACTGTCCTGCAAGATAGAGTTTATTATTTTTAGATGCAAAACTCATTACATTCGGTTTTATCAAACTACCACCGAACTGATTGAGATAAGGACTAATTAGTTCACCCGTATTTGCGTTTAAAGCGGCAAAACCAAAACGACCAAGACCCGAAACCAAAGTAAATATCCCTCCTATAAAAAGAGTGTTACCGATTTGGATCATATCTTTGATATATGGATTTGCACCACCGGAAATATTATTTAAAGAACCCCAACTAGGAATAACGTAACCGGAACTTGAATCCAAAGCGGCCAGTTTTGGAATTGTATAACCTCCAATCGAATTAAAATAACCACCTACAAATACTTTAGATAAGTCTTTAGACAATAAAAGTCTATAGGGGTTACCACCGATTATATAATCTTGAGGATACCAAGGTAAAACGGAAAGGTTTAAAATATCAATTGCAGCTATCCTACTTCTTGAAACCCCACTTACCGAAGTAAAAGAACCGCATAAATAGAGGGTATTTCCTTTTACACAAAAATCGAATATATTAGGTGAAACTCCTCCGATTCCTCCACTCGGATACCAAGGAAGTAGTGTTCCAGTACTCGGGTCTAAAGCGGCGATACCGTTTCTATTTACACCGTTTACGGATGTAAAACTCCCTCCTAGTAGAAGCATATTATTTACAAGAATCATGGAACTAATTCCAACAACTCCACTTTGTCCTTGAAAAAGCGGAAGTATAGCTCCCGTATTAGAATCCAACGCGGCTAATCCGTTTCTATTTACCCCTCCAATACTCGTAAAATTTCCGGCGATAAAGATCGTATTTTCGTATTTTATAATAGAATAAATTTCTCCGTTTGCACCGTTTAAAGGAAAACCTGGATCTACGATCGGTTTTATTTTCGGATATTGGAAATGAGCAATCGGTAAAAACATTTAACCCATAGCAAGCAAACAAGATGAGAATATATTACCACCCACTTTTATAAACGTGTAGAAGTCTTTTTTTAGAGCCGTAACCGTAGGAATAGGTACTGTGGAATTAGGCCAATAAAAACTACCACCCGACCAGGTGATCGTATACGAAGAACCGGTTGATTCTAAAATCACATTGATCACTTGGTTTTCCGCTAAATTAGTAATCGTGAATGTTGCGTTTCCTCCCGTAATTCTAAATAGATTGGAAATAGAGCAGTCTAACGTCTTATTTCCTGCAATAAGTAAGGTTGTATTCGGAGAAGACTGTCTTAGATACTCAATCGATTTCATACCGGGAAGACCGAGTAATGAATTTAGGTTCGTTATCCTGTAACCCGTAATCGATGAGGAATCAAAAACGAATAATTCGTTATCAAGACCTGTAGAAAGAGTTGTCCAGTTACCAGAAGAATTTTTGGTAATAAGTTGTCCTTTTTGAGAGAGTGTTTTTTCTAAAATATGACCTGGGTCGATTTCGTTTTTTTGACCCGTAAAACCTGCTTGTGGTCCTAAAAATGAGTTTTGATTTATATAGTTCGCGTTTTGGTTGAATATATTTAAAGTAGCACCTGTTAAACCAGTAATCGTAGAAAAATCAACATTACAAAGTCCTGATATTGCATATAGATGCAAAGAATTACTTCTTACGGAAAAAACGGTTTTGTTTGTTCCTTGGATGGATGAATTTTTTAAGAACACGTAAAAATTTCCAGATACTAAATCGATACAACTCTCGAGACTCGATAAATATTCCAAAATGGAATCCGTAAGACTTAAAGAATTTGTACTCGTACTATCAAAGATACGGGAAGAGAATTGGAGACGAAGCCCTATTATTTCCAAAGGTAAACCTGAAAATTTAAAACCGGAAGTGAAGTTTACTACTAAATGAGTCTCTTTTTTATATCTAGGAAGTAAAATACATTCGTTTAGGTTGGAAATATCGAAAGGAATTGTAACCGACTGAAGTGTATCATCTAACTGAATGTATTTTAAACCTTTTGTATATGTAAGACTCGTAACTAAGTTTGTCCAATTGTTAAATACGTTATAGGAAGGAGAAGTTTCACCGGGTCTAAAGATAAATACGTTTTGGAAAGGTCTTTCCGATAAATTTAGTTTACCGTCGTTTCCAAGAGTTGCCAGACCTAAACTTGCTCCTTTTTCACTTGTGTTTAATTTATTTAAAAGTGCGGATTCTAAAGAGTTAAATTCAGTGGTTCTAGAATTGGATTCTATATTGATTAAATTTTCTAAATGACTTTTCATTGAACTTTCCTTTAAAAAATCATTTTTAAAGGACTTCATTTGTGTTCTACCCGTATTCTTACCGATCGATTTGCAAAAGTATTTCCAAACGTAAAAGAAATATTCCCATTCTCATAGTAAAATGAAATCGGTGAAATCCATTTTCCTTGATTGTCTGATACAGTACCAAATACGGATATGATTTTATTCGTTAGTCCTGTAGGTAGATTACAATTTCCTAAATTATCCGTCGTAGTCTCAAAGTAAGAATTTAGAATACGAGTTCCCGAATTTAAATACCCTACTCCAAAAAAAACCGTACCCCTTTCGGAAATCATCTGGTATACGTTTAATAGTGTAGATTCTAAATATAACCTTACAGAGTTTGCGGAAGGTGCGATTGAAATTTCTGTAAAACTAGGTAAATCGGAAACGATCGTGTTTGTAGTAACTAAATTTTGGGTGGATGGGGTTCCTAAAAAATACCAGCTTTCTTTTTCTTTGGAAAATACGAGTTCATAAGAACCTGCATCTAAATCTAGTTGCCAGTCCTCTTCTAAATTTTCTATCTTTTTGGAATTTCTAAGTAAGTTGATTGGATAAGTTCCTGCTTTATTGGATATATCTAGGATTCCGATTACAATCGCGTCATTTGGATCGTTTGGTAAGATTACGTTAAAACTTCCACCTGTAACGTCACACAATACACGTTCATACTTTGAAGCGGTATAGTGTGTCTTTATGACGTTTGAGTTTTTTAAAGTTCCAAAATTATTTTTCCAACTACCGTCACCGGATAAAAACTTTTCCGTGTCGGTAATTAGAGGCGTCGGAACAAGACCTTTTTTGCCGTTAAATTGAGTTGTTGCACCTATAAAAGCTTCCTCTAAGGCAATCGTTCCCGAACTGTCCGGTAGTATATAATTTCTTTTTTGACTGGAGTTACTTTTTAAAACGTTTTTAATTCTACCTTGATCAGATAATATTTCTAGTTCACTTTCCGAATTAATTCCTACATAACCATTTGATTTATTTTTTTCGTTTTTTAATTGGTATTGTGGATGATCATCCAAACTAAGTCCGATCAGTTCGGAATGAAGACTTGTCCTTGCAGTAGTTTTTAACCACCTTCCAGGTTCTGAAGGGTTTAGGTCCTTCGGAAGAATCGTTCTTAGAATGTCTATTTCATCCGGTACTATTGCGTTTGAATCCGCGTCATATTGATAGAATGTGTTTTCAATCTCTACTAGTCTAATTTGTTTGTCTTTTCTTTGGTCGGATGGGATACTTCGAAGTTCTTCTAAATTTTGTACAGGTGTATTCCAATTTGTTAATACTTCTCTTTTTACCCATTCTAAATTTACGGCGTCATTTCCTTCCACAGGGGACCCAGTTTTAAGGTTGGTAAGCCCTGAATTATCGGGCCGTCTTACTTCGATTCCTGTGGATACTGCTTTTAGGATCGGTCCTTTTTTACCTAATAAAACCTCGGAACCGATTCCCTTTAATAGAAATTGAAATACAGGATTCAACCTAGATAAACTTCCACCAAGATTTGATTTGTATCATAGGGGGTAGCCACTCTTAAAGAATTCAGTCCACCGCTCCAGGTGATAAAACCTTGGGGTAAAACGTGGTCTTGATTAGATCCATTCGTGCGGATTACAATCGGAGCTGGGTCCCCTTTTTTTACACCAATTGCAGTGTCATCTGTTAGATAAGTGGCAAGAATCAATACGTACTTAAAAGTAATCCCGGAAGGAATCGGGATTTGAACTAAGTTATCAGTTTGGCGGATTGCTTTTGTAAGTTTTTGGGGTTGTTGTACTTGAAACTCTATTTCAAAGTCTTCCACTTCCCTTTCAATCGATATTCCGTTTCTTTGAAATAGTTGAAAAAAGATTCTATGAATTTCCATAGAATTCAATTTAACGAATTTCTAAAATATCGGTTTTAACTATTTCGTTCTGACAAGCATTCCGTTTCCGGAAGTCAAAGAAACCATTTTAGAAATGGAACTTACTAAAGGTGTAACTAGTTCACATAACATAGTGATACCGTCCCCGATCGTATTGATTGATCCGGATACGACCGGTATCAGTTTTGATTCTATAGCCGATACGGAACGGGTAAGTCCAAGCATTATGTTTTTATTTTCCTTAAATAGATCGATCATAGCGGTATTGAGTTTGTAACCTATTTCGGCTGCTTCTGCTCCTATATCGGTTGCAAACGTTTCTTTTTTTCTATTCTCTAGTTCTAAACCTTTATTGTATCCTGCATGGACCGAACTCCGATCCTTACCAAAACCTTCGTATCCGAATTTTAAGGAACTCATTTCACTAAAACTTCCCCCTTCCATTTTATGAATCAGTCCTCTTGTATTCGGATCAAGTCCAGATAAAGCAAGAGACATGTATTTACCTGGATTTAGTTCTGAATCTCGAATTGACTTTAGAAGATCCCCTCCGTTTGCTTTGAGTGCTTCAGTTAATGAAAGTGTACCGAATATTCCACCTCCAAAAGCTCCACTTCTACCTTTTGAGGAAAGTTCTTCGGCTAAACTCATTCTACGAGTTGGGTCCATATTGATGGAGTCCGTTCTTTTCAATCCTGCTGAAAATCTTGAATAATCGGAAATATCTCCCGAAAATCCTTTATTTCGTAAGTTCTCTGCTAAAGATGCAAGTTTTGTAATATATTCGGATTGCCTAAGACCGTTAAATCCCGAAGCTTTTGCACCACCCCTTAAATATCCTAAATCCGCATTTTTAGAATCCTTACGGATCGTCTCAAGTTCTTTTACCACTTCCCCGATTCCTTTTCCTTGAGAAGCCGCATATTGTAGTATATTAGATTCTATTAAATTTCCTTTTTTAAATACATCTTCTCCAGTTACTCTACCCTTTAAAACGTTTGCTTGTGCAAGTTCGGAATTGGAAAAGTAACCTCCTCCACCTCCTACATACCCGCCTGTAGCACCAATCGTTTGACTCTGTGACTGCATTGCATTATGATACTGTTCACCGATTGCAGAAACCGTTTTTAATACTCCACCTACAACCGCAAACGCGGCACCGATATAGGGTAAAGCTGCACTCAGTTTAGAATAGGTGTCCCCTTTTACTTCTCCTCCACCTGACGATTCATTTCCTCCCCCACCTGGAAAGTTTCCAGTTTGAATCGTAGCGTTTTGAATTTTTATTTCTGATTTTTGGATTTGAAATTGTTTGACTGAATCTTTTTTGAATAGAGAGTCCGAATCTTCACTCTCTTCGTTTTCTTTCTTTTTCTTTTTTTTATTCAGTAAATCTTTTGCGGCTGAAATCTTTTTATCTAACGTATTATAAAAACCACCGTGTCCTGTTTCATCTAAATCCGATCCGTCCGCACCTATCTTAGTTGCGTACGCACTTCCTCCAGTGTATTTGGATGCGGGTTCAAACTTATATTTTTTCTTATTCTTTTTGGTTTTTTTAGATTCACCTTCGTTTTTGTCGTCTTCATCTTTTCCAAACTTACCGAAAAATGAGAATATCTTTTTTGCTTTTTTGGAAACCCGTGTAAATTCCTTATCGATGTCCTTAAAATCAGGTTTTGCATGTACTGTGATTTCTAATGATTCAGAACTCAAAATTCCAACTCTTTATTAATATTTTCTAATATCTCATTTCTTTTTAGTTCCCCTTGTTTTCTAAGCATTTCTTTTGTATACCCGCCCTCTTCTTCCAGGATACGCGAAAGATTCGGGCTTATACTCCCGAGGAATTCTTCCGGTTTCATTTTCTCCACTTGTTTTTTTTGAGATTTTAGTCTTATCTTGTACATCAGAGTCGGCACATCCATCCTGGACATCGCTTCTAGAATGAATTGTTTCTGTGGAGTGAATAGATTCCCTAGATGAGTCACTCCTTTCGGTAGAATGTGAAACTCTTTCATCAAAAATAGGTCGAGTAGATTCTTTTCTTCGGATAGAGATTCTATCGTCCCTATTTTTTTTTAACTCTCTTAGAAAGGAGTCCTCTTTTTTTTTGTATTCTCTAAAGAGTTTTAGTACAAACTCTTTGTCCCGTATTTCTTCGAAAGAACGTAGTTCTTGTGGAAATTTTTCCGGTATTTTTTTTACTACGTGATTGAGTGTAGTAATCGCAAATATATAACCATAGGTAGAATTTGGTATCGATTCAAGAGATGCTCCATTTAACCTTTTAGCTACGGCTATGTCTATATCCAGTTCCGTACTCGGATCGGCTACGTCAGCTTCAAAAGTGTAACTTTCACCCTCGTATTTTACGTTTAAAAGAATTCTACTATTCGGTTCTAGTATTCTCATATATAAGAATAATCTAATAAATTTTAATATCGGAAGTTCAATTATTTTAAACTAAACAAAAGATAGGGACCGTTATTTAAATTATTTGGGATTTAAAAAGTTAGAGAAATTATAACTTTTGTCGTTGACATATCAACGACGACGACGATAATGATATTATATCACCCCTATGGTAACGCGTAGGGCGCAGGGCTATCTCGTAAGAGGTAGCCCTTGCTTTATTATGACTCCTAAGCGAACCTTTGTCTACATCGACGGATTTAACTTTTACTACGGTAAAGTAAAAGGTACAAAATTTAAATGGGTAGACTTTGGAAAACTTTGCACTTTTCTACTTCCTAAAGAAAAAAATAACATTATAAAAATTAAATATTATACTGCTATGGTTAAACCTAGGCAAAATGATCCTGGACAGTTAGAACGCCAACAAGTCTATATTAGAGCATTAAAAACAATTCCAAATTTCGATATTTATTTCGGTCATTTTCTATCTCATCCGATCAAAATGATGCGTTCCGATGGAAAAGGTTTTGTAGAAGTTATAAAAACGGAAGAGAAAGGATCGGACGTAAACTTAGCCTCACACATGATTTTTGATGGTTGTAAAAATGAATATGATACCGCTGTAATTATTTCAGGTGATTCAGATCTTTTAGAACCGGTTAGGATTATAAGAAACGATTTAAAAAAGTCTGTTGGTTATTTAAATCCGCAAAATAATCCTAGTAAAGTTCTTTTACTAAACTGTGATTTTATGAAATCCATTCGATTTAATACTGTTATAAACTCACAGTTCCCAGACACGGTTATAGACAAGGATGGAAACCAAATTACCAAACCACTTGAATGGAATTAATATTCCATATTTTTAATTAAATGCCTCCATAGGTTCCCAGTCCACGAGTTCAAATTCGATTTCTCTCCCACTCATTTCGTTATTTAATATACTAAACCCTTCCGTATTGACTCCACCTGTAAGCATACCTACCCTTTTACCGCTTCTTTTTTCGATGATCAGTATGTCATAAAGATCGTCCGCATGATCGTCGTTATACGTATCTATCTTGACTACACCTTCTAAAGGGATCGTTAAGATATGGAATTCACCTGTGGCAGTTCCCTGCCAGTCGAGAGATTTTAATCCTTTTGGTTTCCTTGATCCTAGGGCTTGTATCCTACCTTGGTTGTTATTAATACTGACTCGAATCGATTTCATAAAACCGACAGTTAGACCGTTAATTTTAACGATTGCGTCATTCCCGGTTAAAACTTTAGGGTTGGGTCTTGAACTTTTAGCCATATTCTAAACCTCACTCTTCGCGCCGCGTACGACGTCTAAGTTGAGCAAAAAAAACATATAATTGATCGGAGTTACAATTTTACCGTCTGGGAATATAAAATAGATTACGTCACCGTCTCGGCGGATTTCAAAGTTTTCATCAAACGCGTCTTCACCCGTGTAAATATTGCGAGTCAACCATCCGTATTGCCTGATATATACATTACGAATTCTTTGTATTACAGCTGTACGTAAATCCGCATCCGTAAGACTTGTTCCAAGAGCTTCCGGGTCTGTGGGAACTTCCCCCGTAAAGGTTACGTTTAACCATTCTCTTAAATCCTTAACCAAAGCCAAAGCGGTGCATACGGTGGAAGCCTGGTTTCTTATTAAATTTTGAGACTGATACGTTGTGAGTCCAAACTCTATCTTAAAAGGACCTGCATTCGGTTTTTTTGTGATTACAAGTCCACCCGCACGTAATACTTTTTTAATCTGCGTTTTGGTTAAAATTTCGGGTGCGTCTACTATATTCAAATCCTTGAATGTGGCTGTTTCTCTTACGTTTGAAGAAGCTTTGATTGCGTTGTGTAAGGCCGCGATCATCCAACCTGGATAGGTTTTTAAATTGATTCGGTCGGCTTTGTATCTGGTTAGAGGTGAGAAGCCGACTACCATATATTCAGAGTTTGTTGACTTTATATCCTCTATTCTTTCATCGATCGACTTTTCAAGATCAAGTCCCGCACCTCCGAACCTTTCATCCGACCCTTCAGCGGAATTTCCGTTTGCGAGTTTATCGGCTAAATAAAGTCTTACCGGTTCGAGGGATGTGCATACGTTGACATAAAATCCTTTAACTGCTTCCGTATCAAATACGGTATCAATCGCATCCAAATAACTTTTAGTGGTAGTGGCTCCTGTAACTCCACCCGATAGATACACAAAACCGGAAAGATCAGAAAGTGGTTTTTTCTCTTGGGATATAATTTCTAAAAGTCCACTTGAGTTAAAAAATGCCTCCTGTCTAAAGAGTAAGGACTTTAAAATTTGAGGTGACGATTTTACGTCTAAATTTTCTGTTAAGAGTATATGATCGAGTGTGTTACTTTTTCGATCGGGTTGGGAAAGTAATAGTGCCGTATATCCGACTTGACTGGATATATAGGATACTAACTCAGAAAGAGTGCTATAACTTTTAATATCAATTACTAAGTCCTTACTTAAGTCCGTCGAGGCCGTGCCAGATAATGTCACTTTTAAGGTAATACCATCAAAACTTAATATAGCGTTTGATGCGTTTCCTATATATTGGATTCTAAGATCGTTTGCTTCTAGAGTTTGAGAGGTTAATATATTTTCGTTGTCCGCGACTTGTAGTATGGTTCCGTTATTTGAGACCCTAAACCGTAACTGATTTCCTTTAGGCCCTGGAGTTATCGCTTTTACCGTATTTGTTATTCCTAATGTAGTTGTAGGAACTAAAGCGCTTGCAGACAAGTTTTGTGAGACGTTTAGTGCTTTGATCGTTTGTGGGCCGTTTGCAAATCTTGAGTCTTTAGAGGGTGAAAAAGCACAAACTACCGCGTCGGCTAAATCTCCCGATCCTAGGATTTGCCTTGCTTCGTCTGGTCCTCCAAACTCTAATACTCTTTTTGTAAGTGGTAGTGTTAGATCGTTTGTATAGGGTCCGTTGTCGCTTGGCCCTACAAGTATTAGAGTATTAAAATCAGGTGATATTCCCGCACTTTGTGGTTTGGTTCTAAATGCTCCACGAGCACCCGGCTGTATGTATCCACGTCCTAAAAATTCTACTTCACGCGTTCCCACTTACGGCCTCCCAAACCGCTTCTAAAGAAGGGTTTGAGATTGCCTTTAGTTCTCTTTTAAAATACTCCCGAAAACGTGGAGAGATAATTTTTCCTAATTCTTTTTCTTTTCTGGAAAGAAATTCATCTGGAGTTTCCTTTTTATTTGAGTTGTTTTTAGATTCCTTGTCCTTACCTTTACTTTGTTCTGGCTCCATGTATTATATAACCTATTTTAAGGACTTAAGTTTTTAAACTGACTTCTACTCTTTGACAAATATAGGTCGAATTCTTTGGTATCGGGAAAAAGGAATTTAGGTTTTGTCCTAAAGATCGATTTAGTTTGTACGATTTTTACTTTGATTTCAAAACCCCAAAATGGTTCAGCAAAATCGTTTGTTGTTAAGTTAGCTTCTGTGTCTTCGGGTAAAAATACGGTTACACCCGGATACAAAACGGGTAAGTCGTTTGCCATGAGTAGAGTTAAGGCTAAAGAAGAGTCGTATATAAACTTATTTGAATTTCTACCGCTTGCACCCGATGAAAATCCGGTGATAATTACATCCGATTCACAGTTAAATTGAAATTGTTGAAAGTATTGGTTACGTGAAAATTCGTCTAAAAATGATTTTGTAGGTATTCTTCTGGATTCTGGAGTTTGTGAAATTTCGGTAAGGTAGTTTATAAACTGTTCTGAGTTTCTAAAATGGTGTTCATTGAGTCCTAAAACTTGAGTGTGCCTTTCTATTGGACATTCGATTCCAATTTTTGGAAATTTAGTGTTTGGTCCTTTATTTGAAATTCCTTCCTGGTATAATGGATGACCGTGAATTACTGGTACGTTTAAATTTCTTTCTTCTAGTCCGGTTAAAGAAATAAAATTCCTAAAATAATCTACGACAACGTCTTCCGGTGGTGCGGGGTAAGTAATAAAGATGGCTCCTTTATCTTGGCCGTCTTGTCTTCTGACTTCTTCTTCCTTTAAACTGTAATCCATTTAAAGAAAAGTTTATTATATTTTTATTTTATCGGTTTTTAAAATTTGGAATAGGATGTAGGTTTTTAGAAGAAAGAAAGTTATATCACTCCATAGTCTTTTAATTCTTGTTCTCTAAATCCGGTAACATTTAATACATATTCTAAACTAGCACCTTCTTTAAACAAATTTGTGGAAATTTCAATCTTAGCTTCGAAATAACCTTTAACGTAATCTTCGATATACAGTAAATTATACCCTTTTTTTTCTAGTTCTTGAACTTTAACTTCCAATTCTTCGGATTGAATCATAAAAGACCGTGGTCTTTTAAGTCTTGCTCGGTAAGTCCGGTTACACTTAAAACAAATTCTAAACTGACACCTTTCAATAGCATATTTTCGGCAATTTCAATTTTAGTTTCAACTTTACCTTCGATTTTACCCTCGATTTTACCTTCGATTTTACCCTTTTGTATTAACTTTTCGGCTGTTGTCATGGCTAAATCCTCGTATTCCCTATTATACCTTGAATGACTGAGTACGTTTGTAATTTCAGTCGGTTCGATCTCTCTTACATTAAATATATACAAAAACAGTTTTTGGAAAATTTCAACCCTTTTCGATTCGTTTTTTAGACCTGTTAAGAGTTCAAATACTTCTCCTAAA